TTCTCTCCTAGTTGGGAATTGTTATAGGTTTCCAATCACCTTCATCACCATCTCCAATCGCATAAATGTCTTCACGATTGTAAGCGTTGATGTCAGGATCATTTAATCGCAGTAGCATTAACATAGTTTCTACTGTTCCATTCCAATGAAAGTCACAGTCAAATGTTTCGCCGTTCAGTGCGCCAACGATTTCATAATCGCCATCACTGCGCGGCCATGCGAAGGTGATGTGGTTTGGATATTTACGCACGGTCTTTTATCTCATGCTGTAGCAGATCAATGCTGAACACTATATTTTCTCGACGATAAAATGTTTCGTCATTCTCGCTATCGTAACAGATAGGTTGAACGAACTTAATTAATTCAAGCACTTGTTGCACCTTGTCGATAGGTACAAGGAAGCGTTGATAACTAACAGACATTACAACATAATCAGTCTTCTTCATTTTTCTTCTCCAATAAATCGTGGAAGCCAAGTCGCCTTGCTTCCTCTTCAAGTTGACGCACTCTATGTCGTGCGCGTTCTAATTGTTCAGGCAGTTGCCTGATTCGGTACATTAATTTTTTAATATCTCTTTCTTCAGCATTCATCAGTGTCTCCTTATTGTATCTTGGAGGTAAAGGATTTCAGTACGCAGATCGTCGATCAAAAATGAGAGGTTGTTTTCTTTTGCAACGGCTAAACAATTAACCATCGTTTCAAGTTCCTCTGCTATCTCAGCAATTTTATAATCACGTTCTGCAAAGCGGTAAGCTTCTGGCTGCATATCAAAATCATACAACACTGCCTTCATTTTACTCATCTTACTTTCTCCTAGTTAAACATATTTTTATTTTTATATGCTCTGTTAAACGCTGGTTGGCAAGCGATTTAGTTGCGGCCAGCGCACACCACATCACCCTTTAGGGTAGGCGGAAGAAAAAAAGGTGGGGCCGAAGCCCCTGGAGTTATGCCTCCTCGTTATTCTCTAGATTGCGAACAACAATCCAAAGCATAAATACGATGTTGATGAAAACGAATGCCTCGAAGGGCAGGATGTGCGATATATCCATGATGATTCTCCCTAAGGAGGTGGCTTACGCCACCCCCTCCTCTGCTGCTGCTGATACGCCACCTTCACGGATAGCTTCTACGTCAACGCCGAAGCGCTTGGCGGACTCAAGCGCGGCGCTTTGGAAGTCCTTACGAACTTGTGGTTTATAGGTTGGGCGAGTGAAACGCTCACCTGTGTGCTTAAGATGTGCTTCTTCAGCAACTTCCAACAGCGCGTTGAGCGTAGTGACCTGCGTTTGCATACGGTCTGCCCAGTCAATAGCGCGGACTAGTTGTTGTTCACTGATTTCGTCACCACGGTGAGCACGAGCGGCAACGCGAACTCGTTCGCTTGCAAGGTCGAGCTGTTCTGTAGATGACTGCAAAGTCAAGGCGGCTGAGTAGCAGATGCCGTTGAAGAATCTCCGTTGAGCATATGCGAGTGCATTGACCTCGATCTGTTCACCAGTGTCACGGTCTGTTTTTATCATTGGTTCAGTCATGAACTCAGCGATGGTATCGATTGCTTTTGTAAGTGCATTAATAGTAGTCATGTTACTTCTCCTAGTTGGTAACTTCGGGGCTATCCCGAAGGTGGCCCTAGCTGAAAGGGCGTTCGTGGTTCTGGCGCAAGGCCACACCGCAGGTGGGCCTGCGTAGCAGGTTGCCTTGTGACAGGTTCCGAACCCCTGTAGGCAGGGACAACTAGGGTAGACCTGAAGGGATCAACGGAGACGCAACGTGAGCATTATGGCACTTACAAAAGCAATCGGTGCCCTCGCTTTTATCAGTCTTTATCAGTACTTATAATCAGTCCATTGACAGGTAGAAGAGGTCTGTCGTACCTCTCGCGCGCGGAATACTTAATGACAAACGGAGCTGCCTTTGCATGGTTAATGTAGTGAAGCCAATCGAGTCTCCTAATGGTGCTCTCACTGAAATGCAGGATCGGTTTGTAGATGCTTATGTATCCAATGGCGGTCGCATAGAGAAGGCTGCTATCGAGGCAGGTTACAGTGAGACATCTGCTCGTACCTTAGGCAGTAGATTAGCTAAAGATCCCCGTATCTTACAGGAGATATATAGACGCACTGTAGAGCAGATTGCATTAGCTGCTCCGAAGGCATTAGCAACAGTTGAGCGATTGGCCGTAACAGCACGTAGTGAGAAGGTACAGCTTGAGGCAGCAGCAGATCTGTTGAACCGAGCAGGCATCAAGGCTCCAGATAAAGTCGATCACAGGATTAACGGAGAGATCAGTGTCACTATCGATCTGGGTGGCAAGTGATAACTGGTAGGAATCTGTACCCCCCATGTGTAGTGCAATGCATGGGGTGGGGTTAAAAAATGGAAGAGGTGGTATTGCGAGTGAACCCCTATCTGTATTTTTCCCTTCAAACCCGCGAGGTGAATGATGGCATACACAAAACCCGGTCTTAGGGATCGTATTAAAGCCGCTGTGATGCGTGGCTCTGAAGGCGGTAAGGCTGGTCAGTGGTCTGCGCGTAAGGCTCAGTTGGTGGCTCAGCGTTATGAGAAGGCTGGTGGTGGTTACTCTGGTGGCAAGACTAAGGAGCAGGAGTCGCTCTCTAAGTGGACAAAGCAGAAGTGGCGCACTAAGTCTGGTAAGAAGTCGTTAGTTACTGGTGAGCGTTACCTGCCGGAGAAGGCAATTAAAAAATTGTCCCCCTCCGAATATGCGCGGACTAGTGCGGCGAAGCGTGAAGGCATGGCGAAGGGCAAGCAGTTTGTTCGGCAGCCCAAGTCCATTGCCGAGAAGGTTAAGCAGTTTAGAAAGTAGGAGTATTGATATGCCGATGGTTGGTGACAAGAAGTTTGGTTATGATGCTAAGGGTATGGCTGCTGCTAAGAAGGCTGCTGTCAAGACTGGCAAGCCAATGAAGATGGCTAAAGCGAAGAAGAAAAAGAAGTAAGGTGGCGAAGGATTCGCGTCTGACTCGTGCGGGTGTTGCTGGGTACAACAAGCCCAAGCGCACACCTAGCCATCCCAAGAAGTCTCACATCGTTGTGGCTAAAGAAGGTAGTTTAATTAAGACGATCCGCTTTGGTCAGCAAGGTGCTAAGACTGCTGGCAAGCCCAAGGCTGGCGAAAGCGAGGCGATGAAAAAGAAACGAGCAAGCTTCAAGGCTCGTCATGCTAAGAACATCCGTAAGGGCAAGCTGTCTGCCGCTTACTGGGCTGACAAGGTAAAATGGTAAATGTCCTATCCGATACGCCCGAAGAATCTAAAGAAGATCGGTGTCGATAATGACAACGTAGCCGCGCTACGCGATCTTCAACGTAAGGTTACGGCGTTGACGGAAGGCCAGCCTAACCAAGCTGGTGTAGGCTCTTTGACTTGGAGCGATGCGCTCGGCACTTTCACTATTACAAAGCCCGGCGGAACTGTTGTTCCTGTAGGCACTGTAACTAGTGTTGCGGCCTCTGGCGGCACTACTGGTCTTACCTTTTCTGGTTCACCTATTATTGGATCTGGTACTCTTACACTTGGCGGGACACTTGATTTAGATAATGGCGGAACTGGCGCGACTACTCCTACTGCGGCACGTTCTAACTTAGGTGCGGCAGCTTCTGGCGCGAACAGTGACATTACATCGCTATCAGGTATCACTGGTGGAATTAGCACTGTTGATAGTATCACCTTTGATACCGCCGCAGGTGTTACTGTTAGCCAAGGCCAGATCGCATGGAACATAGACGATGGCACAGTTTATTTCGGAATGGGGTATGGTGGTGTTATACAGCACGTTGGCTTCGATCAATATTTCCGAATTAAAGCATCCGCTGCCATCACCAAAGGCCAATGCGTTATGTTCGATGGCGCTGTTGGCGCATCTGGTGTATTGAAGGGCAAGCCATCTACTGGCGTTACCAACCCTCAGTATATTATGGGCGTGGCGACGATGGACATCGCGCTCAATGGTTTTGGTTATATCACCAGCTTTGGAACTGTGCGTGGCATAAATACAACAGGTTCATCTGTTGGCGAGACTTGGGTGGATGGAGACATCCTATTTTACAACCCAGCATATGTTGGTGGCCTGACCAAAGTTGAACCAATTGCTCCAAATCCTAAGGTCGTAGTTGCCGCCGTAACAAATGCTGGCTCTGGTGGTTCTGGTTCACTATTTATCCGCGTTCAAGCCGAACCTTATTTGCAAGGCTTGACTGACGTTTATGCGCCTTCACCTATCAGCAATGGACAAATCCTTATTGGTGACGGGCCACAAAGCCGATGGGAAGCTGCAACGCTTACGGCTGGCTCAAATGTTAGCATCACCAATGCGGCTGGCGCGATCACGATTAACGCATCTGATGCATATGTAGGGACTGTAACTAGCGTCAACTTGACTGCTGGCACAGGCATTGCCGTTTCTGGTGGGCCAATTACGTCTTCTGGTTCTATTACTGTAACGAATACCGCGCCGGATCAGGTCGTATCTTTAACTGGCGCTGGCACAACTGCCGTTACTGGAACATATCCAAGCTTCACAATTACATCGAATGACCAGTATGTCGGAACTGTAACAAGCGTTAGCGGCGCGGGTACTGTCAACGGCATCACGCTTACTGGATCAGTAACTAGCAGCGGCTCTTTGACGCTGGGCGGAACGCTTAGTGGAATCGCCAACAGCCAACTGACAAACTCATCTATCACGATTAATGGCTCTGCAATCAGCCTTGGCGGTTCCGTTTCGGTTGGGACTGTTACAAGCGTTGGTGGCACTGGCTCGGTAAATGGCATCACGCTCACTGGCACAGTCACTTCAAGCGGAAGCCTGACGCTCGGCGGCACACTGTCAAACGTAAGCCTCACAACGCAAGTCACAGGCACACTTCCAGTTGGCAATGGCGGCACAGGCACAGCTACCGCGTTTACCAGCGGATCGATTGTCTTTGCCAATACGTCTGGCATTTACGCGCAGGACAACGCAAACTTCAACTGGAACAACACCAACAAGACGCTCGGCGTTGGTCGCACTGCTTCATCTAACGTCCGTATCTATTCCAAAGGTGGCACGACTGGCAGCGGCGCATTCTCATATTATGGTGAGAATAGTGCGGGGACTGGTTGCTTTGGTATACGCGATGATGGTGCATTTTTCTCAGGCGCTGCGTCCCTTTCGCCTTACAACCTGACAACTGCGGCAGCGGCTAACCTTGTCGTTGCTGCGGACTATTATCTGTATCGCTCAACTTCTTCGGCGCGTTACAAGAAGAACATCGTTGATTATGATCGCGGGTTAGATGCGGTAATGTCGCTACGCCCTGTCTATTACGAAGGCAAAGGGGAGATCGACGAAGGCAAACGGTTTGCTGGTTTTGTCGCTGAAGAAGTTTACGACGCTGGGCTAACTGAGTTCGTTGTATTAGACGAAGAAGGGAAGCCCGATGCATTGCACTATGGCAATATGAATGCGCTTTTAGTAAGTGCGTTGCAGGAAGCTGTCTATCATATTACCATTTTAATTAAACGCGTAAACGAGTTAGAAAAAAAACAGTAAGGGACATTATGAGCTTTGCCAATATGATTTCTATTGAGGATCGCCGCCGCCTCCGGCACATTGTTCGCAAGGTTCATTTGTCGCATTATCCTGCTGACAAGCTTACGAATGTTGAATGCGATAAGCTAATCGATGCATGGGGGCCAGAGGTTGTGTCAGATATTATTCGCAAAACTATGAATGCTGGGCAAATCGCTTGAGTGGTTTAAAGTACAAGCCGGGCGGTGAAACGCTTCGGCAGTTCATGCTAGATGACCACTTCTTCCGTGGATTGCGTGGGCCTGTAGGTTCTGGCAAATCCGCTTGCTGCGCCATTGAAATGTTTCGTCGATCCTTAGCACAGGAACCAAACAGTGAAGGTATACGGAAAAGCCGTTGGGCCGTGGTACGTAACACTAATCCGCAGCTCCGCACCACTACCATTAAAACATGGCTCGATTGGTTTCCAGAGCATATATGGGGGAAAATGCTTTGGCATCCACCGCCTTATACTCACCACATCAAAAAGGGCGATCTGGATATGGAAGTTATTTTCTTGGCGCTTGATCGTCCAGAAGATGTAAAGAAACTTCTATCTCTTGAACTTACGGGCGTATGGATAAACGAAGCAAGAGAAATCCCCAAGCAAATCGTTGACGCTTGCACAATGCGTGTCGGACGTTTCCCTTCCATGAAAGATGGTGGGCCTACATGGTATGGCGTTATTGCGGATACAAACGCTCCAGATGAAGATCACTGGTGGCCCGTGATGGCAGGAGAAGCGCCTCTCCCAGATCACGTATCCCGTGAAGAAGCAATGATGCTTATTAAGCCGGACACATGGCGATTTTTTACCCAGCCGGGCGGTATGGTAGCCAATATCGACAATGAAGGTAATGTGCAAAACTACCAAAAAAATCCTTTGGCCGAAAATCTTTCGAACCTGACACCCAACTATTATCCAGATATTATCACTGGTAAGACTAAGAGTTGGATCGATGTCTATGTCATGAACAAACTTGGTAGCCTTTCTGATGGCAAACCAGTTTATCCAATGTTTGACGAGTCCGTGCATATCGCTAAGGAGCCAATTCTTCCAACGCCCGGTATTCCAATTATTGTCGGACTTGATTTTGGTCTAACCCCAGCGGCAGCTTTCTGTCAGATGGTGCGTGGACGGTGGTTTGTGCTGCACGAATTGGTAGCTCAAGACATGGGGATAGTTAGATTCGCTGAGTTACTAAAGATTGAAATGGCCCAGAAGTTTCCGGGATCTCAGTTTATTGTGTATGGAGATCCGGCTGGTGACTATCGTGCGCAGACAGACGAACGAACACCATTCCAAATTTTACGGCAAGCTGGAATTACTGCTTACGTTGCGCCAACAAACGATCCCGCACTGCGTATTGAAGCCGTAGCTACACCCCTCAATCGCATGGTTGATGCGCAGCCGGGTTTCTTAATTGATTCGCGCTGCAATAACTTAACCAAAGGTTTTCGTGGTGGCTATCACTATCGCAGACTACAGGTATCAGGTAACGCTCGGCATGAAGAAAAGCCGGAAAAGAATAACTTCTCTCACGTACATGATGCATTGCAATATGCTTTTTGTGGTGGCGGAGAAGGCCGTGCATTAACCACAGGTCGAACTGATACACGCCCCGTAAATGGTCGCGCTATTTTCGATCTATTCAAAAAACCAAATAGATTGCGCCGCTCAACTTTTTAGTCCATTGCTTATCTAGGT